AGACCAACAACATTAACGTCAGCTTCACCTGATAATTATTTTACACAGTTTTGTTATGACGCATTGTTTAATGCCTGTATGGTAGAGTCGTACATCTTTATGAAGAACTTTCAGATTGTACCTATGTTTGAACAACGATATCAAACTTCAATACAGACTGTAAGAAACAGAGCCAGAAGATTTAGACGTGACGATATGACAAGACCTGCAAGTCCTGCAGGAGCAGATAACACAGTAGTAGATGGGAGTAACTAATGAAGAAAAAAATTATTGAAGAAGGATTAAAAAGAGCAATACCTTCAGCTAGAGTATTAGTTGAAGATATGTTAAAAAGAAAAAAGAAAAAAGTTAGTAAGAAAGAAAAAGAAAAAATTATTAAAGAAGTTCAAGATGCTAAAAATTTTAAAAATGAAAGCATAAGAGAAGATATGAAAAGATTTGATTACGATTTTGATGATTATAAAGGAGATTATGTACCAGATATACAAAAAAAGATACAAAAAAAATATAATATAAGTTTTAAAAAAGGTGGTAAAATAAGTGATGGTACTGCATTTATTAAAAGTCTATATAAGGACAAATTATAATGGTTATTAGTAGAAGTTCAATACCACAACAGATAATGAAACCTGGTCGTAAACGTATAAAAAAACTTAAACAAGGAAGAAGGAGTAGGTAATATGGAAAATAAAAAAGAGGAAAAAGATATTTTAGATATGTTAGAAAATGTTACATATACTAAAGAGCAAGTAAAAAAGATGAAAGAAAAAAATGCTAAGTTACCTATTGAAGAACTTGGAGCAGGACTTACATTTGTAAAAACTAAAGAAAAACCAGAAGTTAAGGCTAAACCTAAACCACCTAAAAAAGATGCTATAGGTGATTTAATAAAGGAGCTTGGTTATGATATTGAAGAGCCAGTAAAAAAATATATGGGTGGTTCTTTAAAAAGTTATCGTGGATATGGTAAAGCTAGACAAGGAAGTTAAATGGCAACAAATAATACGTCAGGCACTTATGACTTTAATTTAGAAATAGGTGACGTTATACAGGAAGCTACTGAGATGATTGGTGGTGAAGTAACTCTTGGTGAAGAACCTAGAAGTGCTAGACGTTCAATTAATCTTATTTTAAATGACTGGCAGAATAGAGGTGTTTGTTTATGGACAACAAATACAACTATTGTGAGTATTGCTGCGAGTACGTCTCAAGTAAGTTTAGGTAGTCATGTAAGTGACATAATGCAAGTTGTTGTGAATAGAGATAATACAGATTTAGAAATGACTCGTATATCGTATGAAGAATATTTAAAAATTCCTAATAAAGGACAAACAGGTAGACCTTCACAATATTCAGTTAAAAGATTTAGTGATAATGTACAATTATATCTATGGTCATTATCAGATGTTAATACTGATAAATTAAAAATTGAAAAGATTGATTATATGCAGGACGTAAATAAATCTGCAATACAAAATGCAGATATGCCTAGAAGATTTTTACCTGCATTAACAACTGGTCTAGCATATTATATGTCATTAAAAAGACCAGGTATATCTGAAGCAAGAGCAAAGTTTTTAAAAGCTGAGTACGAAGAAAGACTTGGTTTTGCAATGACTGAAGATAAAGAACGTGCATCACTTTACATTACACCTAAGATGGGTGTAATATAATGGCAGTAGGTAAAAGAGCAAGAGCAGTATGTGATATATGTGGATTTGTTTATCCTCATAATGTTATGAAGTTAAACTCTTATGGCTTATTAGTTTGCCCTACTGATTTTGATGGTGCTTATGATGAAAATAATCATCCACAAAATAAAGCACCTAATGTAAAAGATGACGAGACGATTAGAAACCCAAGACCTACTCAAAATGAAGCTTTGACTACTTGGGAAAATCAAAATACTAACTGGGAAGCAACGTCCCAATTTTGGAACTTAGTGAGTAACAGAAATGCCTGATTTAACTGGACAAGAAATATCAAATTCATATAAGCGATTAATGCAAGTAAAGACTTCAGCTAATGAAGGAATTACTACAACTCTAAGGACTATTCAGTCAGGTGACAATGCAGACTCACCTTTACAACTCAATAACTCTACATTAAATGTTAATGGTACTTTTGCAATAGGTGGTGTAAATCTAACTGCAACTGTTTCATCTTTAAATGCAATTTCAGATATATCAGGTGGTCAAGGTTATGTAGTTGTATCAGGAACTAATGTTTATAAAAGAACTTTTTCTGAGGGTAATGGTATTACTATTTCAAATCCAGATGGTGTTGCAAGTAACACAGGTATTGCCTTAACAAGTACAATAGGTAATATTCAAAGCTTTGGTGCTTCAGCAGTTTCAGTTAATACATTAAATGTTACAGGAACTATGACAGTTTCCTCAATGAGTGTTACTGATTTTAATGCAGCTACTGTAAGTGCTACTTTATTAAAAGGTAATAATGCAACAATTGTAAGTACAGTATCAGCAGCATTTTTTGTAGGTGATGGTTCAGGTTTAACAAATGTTCCTTCTGCTGAAGGTGGAACAGTAAAGGCAGTAGTTGCAGGAACAGGTCTTAATGCAACTGTTAATGGTGCAACATCAACAACTGTAAATACAAGTGGTACTATAAATGTTAATCCTAATCAATCATTTGGTACAGTTTCAGTTTCAACAGGTTTAGTTGTTCCACAAGGAGCAGCAACTTTTTCAGTTCCTATTAGTGGAGCATCAGCAGTATTTACAGGTGATGTATCTGCAGCTAATGTTTTTGCAGGAACAAATGTTTATGTAGGTGGTGTAGCAGTTCCAACAGCAGCTAATGTGGCTGCAGTATCAGCATTAACTTCTGTTAATAAAGCTGATATAGCTACAAATGTAGCAGCTATAACTTCTGTAAATACAGTTGTAGCTGCAGTATCTGCGTTAACATCTGTTAATACAGCAGCTATTACATCTATCAATAGTATTATAGGTGATGGTGGTAACTATGCAACATCTGCTGAATTAGCTACAGTATCTGCAGCACTTGCGACTTCAATAGGTAATTCAAATACAAATATAGCTGCAGTATCAGTTTTAACTTCAGTTAATAAAGCTGACATTGCAACAAACGTAGCAGCTATTACTTCAGTAAACACAGTAATAGGTGCAGTTTCTGTACTTACAAAAACAAACTTAGATGCAATTACTTCAATCAATACAGTTGTAGGAAATGTTTCATCAACCCTTGCAACCTCTATAGCAAATTCAAATACTGCAATAGCTGCAGTATCAGTTTTAACTTCAGTAAATCTTGCAAGAATAGTCGCAACTTCAGCAGCATTAGCAACAAGTATTGGAACAAGATTACCATTAGCAGGTGGTGCATTAACTGGAATACTTTCAGCAACTGATGTTATATGTAGTGGAGTGGGTATAGATGTAGATACTTTATTAGGTAAAGATTTAAGAATTGCAAAATCTGCAGTAGCTGACATTGTAAGTTTAACTGATGCTGCAAGTATTACCATTGATTTTAATGCAGGTCAAAATTTTGCAGTACAATTAACAGATAATAGAACTTTAGAAAATCCTACAAACTGTGTTCCAGGTCAAACAGGAAGTATATTTATAATACAGGATGGAACTGGTAGTAGAACTTTATCATTTGGAGCTAACTATAAATTCCCTAGTGGAACTGCTCCAACATTATCAACAGGTGCAAGTGCATGTGATAGAATTGATTACATTACGTTTACGTCAAGCAACGTACATGCAGTAGCCACATTGAATGTGAGTACAGCTTAATGGTAGCAAGAATACCTAGAAAAAAAGGTCAACCTGCTAAGAGTAAAAAACATTCAGACTTATATACTGATGAGGACCCAAAAGGTACAATACATGGTTTAAAGTTTGCAACAGTAGCAGATGCACAAAGGTCAGTGAGAAAAATAAAAAACTCAAGACGTAAACATAATCATAAAACACAAGCAGCAATTGCAATGGAACAAAGAGCAAAAGCTGCAGGTAAAAGTAAAGCAGCATTAGTTTATAGAAGATTTATTGAACAACAAAAAAGAAAGACAAAAACAAGGACAGCTTAATGAGTATATTTAATAATAATTTATTAGCAGGAGCAGGTGCACAGTCTAGTGGTGGTGCTACATACTCTATAAACCAATCAATTAGGTTTAATGCAGCAGACTCTGCTTATTTAAATAGAACCCCAAGTTCAGCAGGTAATCAAAAAACGTGGACATTGTCATGGTGGTTTAAGAGAGGCAACTTAGCCACATTTTATTCTTTTTTTAATAGAAGAACAGGTAGTGGAGGTGCTACTAATGTCATTATGTATTTAAGAACAGATGATACACTAGAGTTTTATATATCAAATGGAAGCACCATTGATAATCCTATAACCACAAGAGTATTCAGAGACACTGCGGCTTGGTATCATTGTGTCGCAACACTTGATACCACTAATGTTGCTGTAGAAGAAAGATTTAGAGTTTATATAAATGGAGTAAGAGAAACACTTACAGGTGATACTTTTCTCTATGATACAAACTATCTTTGGAATGATGCACAACAGCATGTCATAGGAAGACAGAACTATTATAATAACTATTACTTAGATGCCTATATGGCAGAGATAGTATTTATAGACGGAACTTCACTAAATGCAGATAGCTTTGGTGAATATAATAGTTCTGGTATTTGGGTTCCCAAGAATATTAATGACCAAAGTTTTACTTTTGGAACTAATGGTTTT